GCTGCCCTCTGTTGGGCAGCACCTCAGGTGATATCACCGTTCCACATGTATGCTTAGGACACCCAAGATTACGCCAGAATCCGGCTTAGCACTTAGCTTGAATGCTAGGTACTACGGCGGAACTAATCTACCACTTGGCTCGATATGGCCAGGTGGACCTTTAGCTTCCAACAATTCTCCATATTACTCTAAAACAGAGTATATGGATGATGTTGTAACTAGAGGGCGTAAGGCCCACGGGATGCAGCCATGTGTCCATATCAAGATACTTAGGAAACGTCTCAATTCCCAAATGGGAAATGGGGGGTTTCACTATTGTACTTGGTATAACAGTTTAGACCATAACGCCGGTTACTGGGCCTTTGATGACCCAGCAGCGGACGATCTATGGAATAACTGGTTGGATCCATGGTCTGCTCAACCCGCGGGTACAGTTGGGAGTCAGATCGGACCAGCAACCACACCTAATGTGGGGTTGCCGGCTGTGTACATCTTGGCTGGTACTGGTCAGCAGAAAGCTGCTCTCCAGCAATCAGTCATAGACGAGTTCGTGTCAGTAGCCTTTAAAGGCATGCTGCCAGGAATCGTTCCTTCGGGGGGAATTAGTCTTGTCAATTCTATTATTGAATTGAAAGATTTTCATTCCTTGCCGAGGACTGTACAGAGGTTGAAGGGAGTTATTCCTCTTGTTGGACGACTTTTTAAATCGTCCTATAGCAAGAAGAAAACACTTCGTCAACTTCTCCGAGCTGGGGCGGATAGTTATTTGCAAGCGCAATTTAATATCCTCCCCCTACTGTCCGATATAGCAAATACTAATTCTGCTATTCGGAGCGCGATGATGCAACTCAAAGAGTTGCAGAAACGCGCAGGTCAGCCTCAGAAACGCCATTTTCGGCGTATCTTAGGACAATACGCTGACGAACACAAGACTTGTACTTATAACACAAATTCTTATGTTAAAGGTACTAAGTTAACTTATGGACGTCACGTAACGTATACTGACCGTTTGCTCAGTGCTACCTTAGAATACAGCTATTCGCTGCCTTCTATGCCTGACGAGTTAGCTCGTCTAGGAGCGTATCTGGATGCTCTGGGAGTTAATCTTAACCCCCGGATTATCTGGAATGCGATCCCTTGGAGCTTCGTCATTGACTGGGTCGTGAATGTAAATTCATGGCTCGACAATTGGCGTAGTCGTAACATTGAGCCTGTTGTAGACATACATGGGGCCTGTTACTCTATCTCTGTAGCAAGAGTCATATCGACTTTTGCTGGCATTGATGGAGCAGCAGATCCGTGTGTAGAACTCTATGAAGAAGTATACGATCGTAGACTTCTTGATAGATCTGCACTGTACGCTCAAATAACGACGAGCGGGCTAAACTTGAAAGAGTTTAGCTTGGGCGCGGCGTTAGCGCTTACGCGCTGACAAAGCAATAAGTATATACTTATTTAATCCCAATCGGTCAACCCTCCTTGTTGGAGAGATATATCCAACTGAGACATTGCATGTCATTAAGCAATACACTAGTAACTAATGAAGTTAAGGATGCAGCGGCGGCTGAAGTTGAATTCAACCGCATCTCCACGAATGGTAGGACTACGGAATTCGCCAAATCTGGCGAAACTCCTAATGCGCCTTATCGCCTCAAGGTTTCACACCAAGAGAGCGGTATCGGTGCCGACTTGCGTCGTCGTAGCGTTGTACGCATTGACAAAACTGTCAGTGGTGTATCAACGGCTCCGAGGACGGTAAGCGCCTACTTGGTTCTCGATGCCCCAATTGGGGATTTGAGTGCCAACACCGAGCTGAAGAATGTCTTAGCAAACTGTTTGTCTTTCTGTGCCACAACTGGCGCAGCGACGACAGTTCTCTTTGACTGCTCCGGCAACGGTGCCTCGTGCCTCATCGATGGATCTCTGTAAAGAGATCCGATCTGAAGAAGATCCTTAGAGAGTATGCGTCAGGTTATATGTTTGACGTGTGCCGTGTTGGCACTCGCCCTACTTATAGCTGGTTGTGCATTCGATAAACTTCGAATTGCTGTTGATAATGGAAAGTTGTCGAGACCTGATGTCCCGGCTCCGATCCCTAGCAACGTAAACAACTAGCAGTCCCTCACGGTGCTATGCTCTTTTCAGGCATAGCACCCTCTCTTAGTTACGAAGGCAGTATCACGTGTGTTGCGACATGCTCTAGGAGTTAATCCTTATGGATAACAATAAGAGCCTAGATCCGTATAGACAGATCTTCATCGCTGCACTACGTGACGTTCAAACGTCACACGCAACGGTGTTTTCACCACGTGCACTCCGGCTAACAATCCAAAAGGTTGATAACCGTTGTACACGGGAAGGCTTGGGTTTTCTCACGAAAACCCTCCCCCGTCTCGGCAAAGCGCTTGATCGCGCTTTATCGGGCGAAGTACCACTAGACTGTGGTAGCATACGTTTTGAACCGTATGCCAACACAAAGCTGCCCAAGTTTTTGGGTGAGCTCTTCCGGTGCGTCTTCGCACATGACGGTTGGATTCTTCCAACACCATGTGTTGACTGCATCAAGTCACTTAGAGATCTCTTGTTTATGTTTTATAAACTTGAGGTTCCTTATGACACAGACCAAGAACAAAAGGTTCTGGACCAGTTTGAGAAAACTGATTCGGAACTTGGATCCTGGAACGATACATTCCGAAAACTTCGCGAATGTATTGAGGCAGATGCTGACACTTCTGGTTTTAATCCAGATATTGTCAGTATTGTGAAAGTGGCCAGAATATCTCTCGCGAGATTATTCTCCCACTTTGATCCTCACGACATACATCCTTCACACGGTCCCGGGGCCGTCTCCACTGGAGAACGGCTTTCAGGGAAATACGTGTGGACGAGTATTAGTGAGCGTCTAATTGCAGAATATCCTTTGGATGCGTATTTTTACGCATCTTTAGGACATATCTGTGATGACCAAGATCGAATGAATAAGATCGAGGTCAGAGAATCTTCGGCACGAGTTTTACTCGTGCCCAAGGATTCTCGCGGGCCGCGCTTAATCTCTTGTGAACCATTGACTTTTCAATGGATTCAACAAGGGCTAAGCCGTGCCATTGTCCAGGAAGTGGAACGAAACCCTCTTACGAGGCATTCCGTGCACTTCACTAATCAGCAGACTAATCAGCTTGGAGCCCTGTTGGGCTCTTCGACTGGTAAATACGCTACCTTAGACCTTAAAGAGGCCTCTGATAGAGTATGTCTGGAGTTAGTTCGCTTGTTGTTCCCTAAACATGTATATACATGCTTAGAGGCAGCTCGCAGTCTGTCAACGAGGTTACCAGATGGAAGGATATTAACCCTCCAGAAGTATGCACCAATGGGGTCAGCTTTATGCTTTCCCGTAATGGCACTTACTATATGGAGTATCCTACATGCTGGTTTCCTAGATGCGAATGTTCGTCTTAAGAACCCGACAAAGGGACTGTATTATAAGTTCCTTCGTCTTATCGGTCCGAATGACGACATTTACGTGTATGGCGATGATGTGATAGTACCCACGGCGAAAGCCGCGAACGCTATCCGTATCTTAGAGTCATTTGGTTTACTTGTAAACCGTGACAAAAGCTACGTCAGTGGATTCTTTAGAGAATCATGTGGCATAGACGCCTATAAAGGCGTAAACGTCACACCTGTACGTATTCGTACAGTCTGGACACCCGCCCAGCACCCGAGCAGTTTCACATCTTATCTGGCTTATGCCAGAGCGATGTGGAATAGGGGCTTTAAGCATTGCTACGATAAAATCGTAGAGTATATAACGAAATTATATCGAAATATACCAGAGGATGGAACTACAAGTTCCTTACTCTCTCTGCCATATGTCCCGGAGGAAGCACGTCCAAAACGTTGGCGAATCAATCCTTTCTTGCAAAAGAAGGAATGGCTCGTTACCGATGTTAGGACGCCTAAGACTTATGAGACGCTGCCTGGTTGGAACATGCTATTGCGATTTTTCGCAGAAGCATGTACAACCGAGCGAGTGTCCCTTAGGCTACCTGAGTTAACAGGTCCCTCGCAGATGCATGGGGCACGTTTGGCAAATGGGATGTTGAATCCCAACCACGCGTTCTCCGTCCGTCAGTACACAAAACGCGGAGCGAGCTATCTCGCTCAGCGTTGGCGCTGAAGATCGAAGCCGATAG